ACCGAGCTGCCGAGATTAACGGAGTTATGCGAGGGCTTACAATGGTTACTAAAAACGATAAGTTTAGAGAAGTCCAAAAATGGTTCACAGAGCAGATAAAAGAAATCAAGGTAGACGAAAAACTTACAGCTAAGTTTATGGGAGCTAAATACTCACCTATGGAGTTGGGTATTTACTACCTGTATTAAAATGAAATCTGTATGTTATGAAACAGTTGATGGTGCTGCGTTAGTTTATAATAAAAAAGCAGTTAAAATATTTGGAAAGTTTGCATATGTTAACCCTATATAGCATAGTCATACCGTATAAGCGAAACAATACCGACGAACTTACTTACGCTGTCCGTTCTCTAAAAAACTTCCCCCATAAAGACATTTGGATTATAGGCGACAAACCCGAAGGGTTGGATTTGACGAAAGTCCACCACATACCCTATAGGCAGACGAGGGATATAGTCGGTAATTCACTAGAGATACTTCGCATAGCTTGTACCACGTCAGGTATATCAGACGATTTTGTGTGGTGGCATGATGATATGTTCGCCCTTCAGCCGATTAAAAGGCTACCAATCTACTACACCACTTCTTATAAGGACATTTTAGACCGAACCACCATACATAATCTTTATGTGAGTTTAAGGCGTAATACTTATCGAAAATTAACCGAGATAGGGATTAAAGACCCACTTTACTTTGACGTTCATCAGCCTTTCATATTTAACAAGCAGAAAGTTTTAGACATTTTCGACCACTTGGGTAGGGTGAATAAAATATCTTTCTACGCTAACTACTATGGCATTAAAGGGATTCAGATTGGAAGAGATTTAAAGGTCAGGAGAGACGAGCCACCCGTCAGTAATAAGCTAGTTTCGACATACGACTCCAGTTATAGAGTAAATACGGTCGGGGATAGAATTAGAAGTCTGTTTTACGAGAAATCACAATATGAAGACACCGGTAAGAACATACTACCCGTAGTTCACATGATATGGATAGGCTCGCCATTGCCTCGTAAGTACGCAATAAATATACAGTCATATAAGCGACAAGGCTACGCCGTTAAGATATGGACAAAACCACCCAAATTAGTAAACCAAGAGTTATATGATAGAGCGATACCTTACGCCCTAAAGGCGGACATTATGCGACTAGAGATACTATATCAAGAGGGCGGTCTTTATGTGGATATAGACTCATTCATGTCTCAGAAGCTACCGATTGAAAGCAGTTTAGTTTGTAGCACATCTGCCAGTGGGTACATAGCTAACGAGATGATATATGCTGCCAAAGGGCATCCAGCCATAAAGGAAGCTATAGAGCGTATGGCAAAGCACGTTAAAAAACTTAAAGTTTGTAATATTTGGCAAATAGCTGGAGCAACCTACATCACACCCATTTTTGAAAAATACCCGCACGTGAAGTTACCTAAAAAATTAGTAGGCGCAAAATCAGACCGCCCATCAACCATCCAACAACAGTACGACGGTAGCTGGTCAGTTGGAATACGTAAAAGCGACATATTACCATTAGAAGGAGGCTGGCTAAAATGAAGATACACTTAGATAAGGACGTGCGGTTAGCGGTTATTTCTAACCATGCGGTTGTGTTTGTGTACCCAGATAGGGTGGTTAAGGTGGTGAATCGTGATCGCAGAGTCGAAGAAAACGCCGACAACGGATATAGGGGAGAGGGCTACTTTTTAGAAAAGTACAAATCGCCCTTTTTTGTTAATCTGATAGAGATGCTAAGAGAAAATCCGCCGACCTTTGTGTTAGAAAATGTTGGAGAGGTCATTGGTTCACCAAGATTATTATTTGAACAACATCGCAATGAGACGATGAGGCAATGGCTTGAGGGATTAGATGCTGAACTCCAAAGGTTAAACATAGCACATGGAGACATCACACCAGCCAACATAATGTATAATAGTAAGTACACCTTAATTGACTTTGAGGTTGCTACTGAGCCAGACCATCATCTGTATAATGAGAAGTTCGCCAAAGACAGATATAATATTTCGCAACTAATCAAGCAGACAAAGGGAGACGAAAATGCCCACACGTAAACTATCAATACCAAAAAAACTACACTGTATATGGATAGGACAAGATTCAAAACGCCCCGACCATTTACTAAAAACGTGGCAAGATTTACACCCTGATTGGGAGTACCGCTTGTGGAATAATGACGATTTATACGGCAGGACGTGGAAGAATCAGTCCCTAATAGACGTTTATCTAAGAGAAGGTCGCTATCCTGGGGTGGCTGATGTTATGAGATATGAAATCTTATATGAAGAAGGAGGCTTTTTACACCCTGCTGATTCTAAGTGTTTGCATAACATAGAACCTTTACTTGACCGAGAATATGACGCTTACGCAGTCTATGAGAACGAGGAAGTCCGTCCTGGACTAACATCACCTTTATACGCTTGTTCTAAGGGTAATAGGTTCGTTAAAGCTCTAATTGATAACTTACCAGAAAAACCACTCAGAGCCTTTAGGGGTGACCCAAAGCGTCCATCAAAAGCCCCTTGGCAAGTTACAGGTAATGCCTACATGCGTAAGATGATAGCTAAAGAGGAATATGATAAGTTACTTATTTGGCCAAGCTACCGATTTAATCCTATCCACCACACAGGCTTAACGTATAAAGGTAGGGGTAAGGTCTATGCTTGCCAACTTTGGGGGTCTACCTCTGAAGCAGGTTTAGGCGTAGGGGAATATAGTTGGAAGTAATATGTACACCAAAGAATATGTCATAGGTGAATTAGTACAATGGTTACTTAAAAGAACCCATTTCAACCTTAATGAAGAAGTACCCGCAAAAGAGATTATAGCTAAATTAGACGAGCTTGATAAACAGTATAAGTCTTGATTTACTGCATGGATTTTACTATAATAGATACATGATAACTACGACATTTAACCTCAGTATTCAGCACCTTGTCGTAGGGGTGCTGAGTTTTGGAGTGAAATAATGCAAGTAAACGAAATCAAAACCTACCTAGAGAAAGAACTACCAGGTTTTAAGTTTATAGCTGGTGCAGACACCACTCACGAAGAGAATTGGAACAGCATACGCATCGTAAGAGACGGGAAAGAGCTTGTGTTAGATATATCAAAGGTAGAAACTAAAAAGCATCTTAAACAACTTAAAGCTTTTATACAGGCGCAGTGGAGTCGAACGAAATGAACGACGACTATCCAATCTTAGACCCTACATTTTCAACACTTAAAGATGGTGAGGAAATTGAATATCATGAAATATTATCTGTAATGCTATAATAAGCTTATGACTACAGAAAAAGGTGGAAGACCACTCAAGTTCAACTCACCAGAGGAACTTCAGAAAAAGATAGATGCTTATTTTGCTGAATGTGACCCTCACATGGAAGAAGTCTCTGAGTGGGTAGAGGCTAGACATAGAGATGGTCAGCTGAAGAAAGACGAAAATGGTCTTAACTACTTAGTTGAAGTAACTCATAGGGTTATGACGAAACAAATACCTTATACTGTGACAGGGCTTGCATTAGCACTAGATACCTCAAGAGAAACGCTAGTGAACTACGAAGAAAAGGCTGAGTATTTTGACACTATAAAAAGGGCTAAGGAAAAGATACAGAATTATTTAGAGCTTAACCTGAACTCTACAAGCCCAACAGGTACTATATTTAATCTCAAGAATAACTACGGTTGGAAAGATAAAACCGAGAGCGAGATTACTAACCCTGACGGGTCACTTAACCCTTATCGGGCATTAAATGCAGAAGAATTGCGTAAGTTAGCTAAATAATAGTATAAAAAAATACGGGTTTATACCTTAATATAATATACTTTAAGTGATATAATAAAGTATATGGCTAAAAGATACTGTCGAGTATGTTCATTGCCACTCACGAAATATCAAAAATATTATTGTTGCGTGGCTCATAGAAACAAGGCGTTTTACGATAAGCATAAGTCTAAACTGACTGATCGTCAGAAGTATATTCGGTCTAGGTATTATACAGCACAAGCTAGGGCTATTCGTAAAGGGCTAGATTTTAATCTAACACTAGATTTCATAGATAAAATTGTATCTAGCAACTGTGACTATTGCGGAACTGATACTGATATACAACTAGATAGAAAAGACAATAATGTTGGTTATGTCGCTTATAATATCGTCCCTGCTTGTCGTAGGTGTAATAGTTTTAAGGGCGATTATATGAACTACGAACAAATGAAGGCAGTTATAGAATTATTGGGATGGAAACACAATGCCTGAAATACCCGAATACGTCCAGCAAGAAGCTCGTAAAGAACTTGCTAGGCGTTATTTTTATGACTATTGCCAGCTTAAATATCCTACTCATTACACGGACGACAAAGCTTTTCTAAAAATTGTTTGCGACGAGATGCAGTTGTTTATGGAGCAGTCGCAATATAAGTTTCTAGTTATAAACTTACCACCTAGGCACTATAAATCTTTCTCTGGTTCGGCTTTTGTGGAGTGGTGCTTTGGGCGTAATCCCAACAGTAAGGTAATGACAGGCTCTTACAATGAACGCCTATCGACTACCTTTGCCCGTAAGGTTCGAGATACTATCATGGAGCGTCCATCTAAAGGCTCTAAAATTATTACTTATTCAGACATATTCCCAGAGACTAGAATAAAGGATGGGCAAGCTTCCGCATCGCTATGGGCTTTAGATGGGTCGGGACAGGATAATTATTTAGCAACATCCCCCAAAGGTACGGCCACGGGCTTTGGTGCTGATATTGTAGTTATAGACGACATTATTAAGAATGCAATCGAAGCTCTGAATGAAAGGGTGCTGGAAGAACATTGGGACTGGTTCAACAACACAATCATGCAACGAACCGAGGGGGGTGACTATAAGTTTATAATCATTATGACCCGTTGGGCTGAGGGTGATTTGGCTGGACGAATTATTAAAAACTTTGGAGATAAGGTTAAACACGTTATATTCCCTGCCGTTCAAGAAGATGGTTCAATGCTTTGCGATTCAATTCTAAGCAAAGAAGACTATAAGATTAAAACTCAAGAGATGCGCCTAGAAATAGCTGAAGCGAACTATAACCAGAAACCTATGGACATAGAGGGTAGGTTATACAAGCAATTCGAGGAATGGAAGGAACTACCAGAATCAATTATCAAGCGTAATAATACTGACGTAGCCGATCAAGGCAAAGATTACCTATCTTCATGGGACTGGTTTGAGCGTGAAGGCAAAGTTTACGTGACAGATATATTCCATTCCAACGCTAAGGCTGAAGAAACAGAACCTATGGTGGCTAAAATGCTTCATGCTGACGGAATCAATGAAGCCGAGTTTGAATCGAATAATGGTGGTAAAGGGTATGCTAGGAACATTGAGCGTGAGCTTAAGGCGTTAGCAAATAGAAAGTGTGTAGTTAAATGGACTCCCCAAACCCAAAACAAGGAGGCTCGTATATTAACTTCAAGCGCATGGGTACAGAAAAATATCTTAATGCCCCCCAACTGGACAAGTAAATACCCCCAGGCTGCCGAGCAAATACTAACCTATGTAGCTGGTGGTAAGAACCAACCTGATGACGCACCTGACGTTCTAGCTACTATCTATGAGCGGGTAGCTAATGTAAGTCCTATTGTCTACGCCTCTAGTCGCTAATCAGTCCAGCTATAATAAAACTAGAATATAAGGGAATTAAACGTGAACTTAAAAAGCTTCCTCAAAAAACTTAGACCCAAAGCACATCTCGACGTAAACGATATAGTCGGTTGGCATACTACTGGTATTAACACACTTGACTACTACAGGGACAATCAGTACGAAAATGGATATGGCTCAATCTCTAAAATAGTTAATGCCTTCATGGACGTTCTACCGTATGTCGTAGATGAGAATGGCGATAGGGTAGAGAAAAGCAATGTCTTAAATCGTCTCTACCATCCGAACCAAGACATGAGTTCATTGGACTTTCGCCAAGCATTAGGTGTGATGTCTCTTGTGCATGATAGAGTTTTTATTTTAGTATGGAGATTAGAGGGCGGCATATCAAAGCCAGGTGGTCAAATTACACCACAGAACCTTGCAGGCTTTACGTTCCTTGAAAACCCCGTAGTCACGTTAGTAAATAACAAAAAAATCTATACCTATATGGGCGCGACCTATACCGAGGATGAAGTTATTGAGCTTAAAGACATTAACCCATATAACATACACAAAGGATTCTCTCCAGCCAAGGCGGCCGCTAAATGGGCTACAATTGATGATTATATCGCTGCTTATCAGACAGGCTTCTTCAAGAACGGTGCAGTCCCTGCTGGTCAGTTTATTATTACCGCTTCAACAACCCAAGAGTTCGATGACGAGGTAGATAAGTTACAAGCCAAACATCGTGGCGCTGGCAAGAATAACAATATTATTTATGTTCATCGCCCAACCGACAGAGAAGGCAAGCCATCGAACGCAAAGATTGAGTGGGTTCCATTTAACGTACAGAATAAAGACTTGTCACTACAGGCTATTTTTGACCAGGCTAACAAGAAGATTGACTCAGTTTATGGCGTACCTGCTGAAATTAGGGGTATATTATCCAACTCAAACTATGCTTCGGTCAATGTAGCAGAGAAGATATTTATTAAATATGTTGTTAAGCCTTTCACTAAGAAGATATGGACTCGTTTTACTCATCAGTTAAACCGTATTACCGGTGGTCTTGGTGTCGCTATATCATTTAAGTTAGAAGTACCTGGCGTCGTAGACGAAGAAAAAATAGAAGAAGAGACTGCAAAGATTCGTGATGAGAG